GACTATATTGACACCTCTTCTAGCCCTCGCGATGCCAGTTACATTGAAATGCGTCAAATAACCAAGGAAGAAATCCTTGCCGCATTTGGTGTTCCAGAATCCGTCATCGGAAACGCCGCTGGACGAACTTTTAATAACGCCGCCGAAGAACTTCGTGTTTTCTGGATGGAAACAATGATGCCCCACCTTGAGCAAATTGCTCGGGCATTAGATGAATTAGACGAAGAATACTACATTGACTTTGAAACTGGGAATATTCCAATCCTAATTATCGCCAAGCAGGAGCGTGAGCGATACAGCAAGGACGAATTCCAAACTGGTCTTATTAGTATTAATGAATATCGGACTGCCACTGGACGAAAGACCGTAGAGTCAGATATTGCCGACAGCCTTCTGCTCTCTCCGAATCTTGCCCCTGTTGCAAATACAGAGAAGCCTTTTGATGCCGCTCAGGTTCAGCCTGTTGATATGGCTGGTGGTCAACCTGGTGCCCAACCTGGTGCCCCTGCTGGTCCCCCAGGCTTACCTATGCTTGGCGCTGAGCCACCGCCAGAAGGAGAGCCTGTTGTGGGTGAGGCGACCCCAGTGGGCGAACCAGGTCCAACTGACCAAATCGCACCAGGTGCCTCGCCGGGGCAAGAAATTGAAGGAATTGCACCTGTTGCCAACGCGGCACCGGGTCAACTTTCCGCTCGTCATGGAAGATTTGAAGTCAAAACAGAGAATCAAGCACTTGATGCTTGGGATGTCAAGGCTGAGCAAACTACAGAACGATGGTCAGAAATTCTTGATCGTAACTTAGAGCGTTATTTTGAAAGACAACAAAGGGTTGTTTTAGAGAAGGCTCTAGGTGCAAAGGCGCGCAAGTTGATGAGTTCTCGTGAATTGAAAACAGAGGATGTTTTTGATACTCCTGTCTGGAATAGGCAAATTGCCGACGACCTTGGTCCTGTCTATTTAGCAATTCTCCAAGATGCTTCTGAAATTTCACTAGGTGACTCTCAAAGTAGTAAAGAATTAGATGAGCAACTTGTTAAAGAGTACATTGCACAGCAAGTTGAGCGAACACAAAAGGTCAACGACACGACCAAAGAGGAAATTGCGGCTGCTTTACTAGTTGCCATGGCAATTGCCAACGAGGACGAATCTGACAGAATGAGCCTATTACGGGCAGCGTTAGCCGCTATTTTCGCTAACTTACTTGGCAAGCGTCGTCGCGTAATTGCCGAGCATGAGGCTTCTTCGGCTTTTAACGCTGGTACTTACTTTGCTGGTAAGCAGTTAGGTAAGTCTTCAAAGACTTGGATTACTCGCCGTGACCAGAAGGTTAGGTCTGAGCACACAATTCTTCATGGCAAGAGTATTCCCCTTGGTGAAGGTTTTATGGAAGATGGCGCTTTATTGAGGTTCCCTGGTGACCCTACCGCTCCGCTTCATTTGACTATCAACTGCCGATGCAGACTGAAATTCAATAACTGACTTTACTGAAAGTCGTACTTTACTGAAAGTACCTTCCACTAGCAGTACCCCTATTGCGTTTATGATTAGTGTGTTAGTTACATGAGGTGAAAAATGCCTGTACAAGAAGCAATAGAATTCAAAGCAATGCCTGGTCAAATTGGTATTGACGAGGCTAAAGGCATCGTTGAATGCTTCGTTGCTGGTGTTGGCAACAAGGACAGCGTTGGCGATATTGTTCTTTCTGGTGCCTTTACTGAAAGTCTGAAGCGACGCAAGCCACGAGTCGTTTGGGGTCACGACTGGAATCACCCAATTGGCAAAGTTCTAGAAATTTACGAAGTACCTGCTAATGACCCTCGTTTGCCCGCAAAAATGAAGCGCGCTGGAATTGGTGGTCTTTATGCTCGCGTTCAGTTTAATTTAAAGGCAGATAAAGGTCGCGAGGCGTTTGCCAATGTCGCGTTCTATGGCGAGGACCAAGAATGGTCAATCGGCTACAAAACTTTAGATGCTATTTACGATAATGGTCGCCAAGCAAATCTACTTCGTGAAGTAGAACTATATGAAGTAAGCCCTGTATTGCACGGAGCAAACCAACTGACGGGCACTATTTCTATTAAAGCAGCAAAAAAAGACGAGCCAGTAAACTCTTTTGGAAAATCAAAATGGGTGATGTTTGATCGTGAGTTTGCAAGTCGCCTAAAAAAGGATTATCCACAAATTTGGGCGCTCGGTGGAAACATCAAGGGCAATGACCAATATCGCATATTGACACAGATTGCCGAAGCGGGCGGAGTTGCTAAAAATCAGGCACAGACAAATGCATTAGAATTGCGTGAAGCATGGGTGGCGCGCCATGCAGGAGATTTCCGACTACCTGGCGTAATTGCTCAAATCAAGTGGTTAGCAGTGGGTAGTCGCGGTGAAGACCACATGAAAAATGTAGTCCGTGAAGCCATGCAAAAACAAGATGCCAAAATGAAGGAAAAGACATTCCCAGCAGGGGAAATGGACGAAGAAGAAATGCCAAAAGGCATGGTAGGTCGTCAAATGGGGATGGCTCGTGCTTTGGCGATGGAACTTGGAAATAGGTTTGGTGGTCCTGCCAAAATTCGCCATGCTGATTCAAATATGGTTGTTTTTGACCACATTATGGATGGCGTTCCAAGCACTATGCGTGTTGCTTTCCATTTTGACGGTGAACGGTTTATGTTCGGTAAACCAGACCGCGTAAAGCCTACTGTCGTGTATATGCCAGAAAATGAAGATGAGGAATACTCCAAGCCTTCAAAGCCAATGATGAAACCAACTAATGCTGGCAATGTTTACGACGATCAGTACGAAGATGAGGATAAGCCCGTCTGGATGAAGCCTAAGGCTTGCGGTTGTGGCGGGAAAACTAATGCGTCTTCGGAAATTGATGATGCATTTGACAGTTTCAAATCTCTTTTTTCTGAAGAGGTCAAGGCTGGTCGTGCTATCAGTTCTGGCAATCTTGAAAAATTGATGCAGGCTATTGAATTAATTCGTGGTGTTGTAGCAGGTGGCGGGCGAGCCGAAATTGAAATGAAAGATCCAAGCGCCAACATCTCAACTAACATTGAAGACCTATTTGGAGTTAAGCAATTACTTGACCCAGTTTTTGAATACCATAATTTAAAAACACTTGCAACCGAGAATGGTATTGAAATAAAGGGTATAGTTTCAAGTAGTGCAATGAGCGCCATCAACACGGCGCTTAGTGTTTCTGATTATGATGCTGAATTGGTAGTGGAAAATAATTACACCGATAACTGATTCAGGAAAGTAATATGGACACAGAAAAATCTTTAGTAAAAATAACAACCAAGTATCACTGCATGGTTTCTGGAAAGAAACAAATGGAACCATGCGACGGATGCACAAACCCACAAGGCTGTCTTTCAAAAGCCATGCAATACAAGGAGAATGAAGAAATGGACGAACTCAACGAAAAGGCTATCGTCAAACTAGATGCAGACGGTGCTGTCGTAAAGTGCGCCAAGGGTCTTGGGGCTGCTGAATGTGGCTACAAGGCTGGAGCAAAAGTTTGTGGTGCTTGTGGTGCAATGGCATCAATGACCAAGGCTGGCATGATGCCAGATGCCGAAGAAGACGAAGAAGAAGAAATGTCGGATGACGACACTTCAATGATGCCCGATAAGAAGAAAAAGGGTGGCATGGGTGGCTACGCAATGGGCGAAGATGACGAGGAAGAAATGATTCCCGCAAAGAAGAAGGGCGGGATGGGCGGATACTCCGAAGATGACGAAGAAGAAATGATGCCCGTCAAGAAGCGCGGTATGCCAATGGTGGATGCGGAAATGGCTGACGACGAAGAAATGATGCCTGCTCCAAAAAAGAAGAAGCCAATGATGATGGTTGAAGACGAAGAGGAAATGCCCGAAGACGAAGAAATGGGCAAGACTTGGATGATGAAGCCGAGCAAGCGTTCGCGCATGATGGCAATGAAGTCACTTGAAGTGAAGTCTGAAAATGACGATGTTTACATGTGTCAGTTGGAGCGCAAGTCGTACCCATCGGCAAGTCAGATTTGCGAGAACTGCCCTGGTGGATGCCAGACAGAAGGCGGCATGCCTGGCTTGTTAGATGTTGAAGGCGTTGGTCTTGGCATTATTGGCGGAAAAGTACTTGACTCTGGTTACTCATTTGACGACGATCTTTTTGTTGTTCAACTTCAGGCAAAAGATGGCAATACATGGGAAATGATTGCCGATGGTCAAAGTGGTGAAATGTTGCGCATGGAGCGCATTAAGACACCAGACTTTGGCATTGAAGGCAAGTCGGCATTTGATGAAGAAACCGCTTCAGACTTTGGAATCGTTTCAGCATCAGAAGCAGTTGAGATTGCATTGAAGTCGCTTGAAGCAGAATTTGATGTAATTGGCGATGTTGTTTCAACTGACTCGGATGTATTCCTCGGTCATGATGTTTACTCAATTGAAGTAGACGCAATGAATGGCAAGTCATACGATGTCTATGTTTCGCTTGATGGACAGTTTGTCGGTCTTGATGAGTGGACTGCTGATGAAGCAGAAGAGATTGAAGCAGAGGCTGCTGAAATTGCATTGAAGCGTGCATACGACGAAGAGTCACGCACAGACATGGCTAAGGGCGGTATGGCAATGCCTGACGGCTCATACCCAATCAAGGATGTTGCTGACCTTCGTAATGCAATTCAGGCATACGGACGAGCCAAGGACAAGGAAGCAACCAAGGCGCACATCATCAAGCGTGCAATGGCTTTGGGTTCAGAAGATTTGATTCCTGAGAATTGGGTTCCGAAAGACATCAAAGACAAGTTCTCTAGTGAAAAATCTGAAGACAGTCAATTTATGGCTTCCTTGATGGAGTTTGAACTTCTTGCACAAGAAGAGAATCTTAAAGACATTCTTTAGTCTCAAACTCAAATCAACGAAAGGAATCATTCATGTCGTTTGATTTTTCACAAGTTAACGGTGTCCATGTAAAATTGGCAGTATCCCCTGATGCTATTCCTCAAGAACGCATCACTGGGGACATTCTCAAGGGGCGTGGACCGCGCCGAGGTAACTTGGAAAGATTACTGCGATACTGGCGACCCATTATGCGTAAGCCAGGTGGATTTCGCCGTTGCAAAGTCATTCTTGCAGATCACCCCGAATTATTCCCATTGAATAATATTTGTGCGTGGCTTCATCATGAGACTACTGGCTTATGGCCAAACGAGGGATGCCATCACCCTGGTATGAAAAATTGCCGTAAGAAAATTCAAGGTGTCGTTAGGGGTTCAGTTATTAGCGATAATGAATTTGCTCAGCGTCTTTCACGGCTTCGTGGCGATGGAAAGTCTCTTGACTCCATGTATGGTTACGATTCTGAAGTTGTAACCGAATCAGACTTTGATCACGCAAAGAGCGTTCTTAATGACTTCATTGAAATGGAAAATAAATTTATTATCTTTATCAATGATGACAATAATTGGCTTCACGAAGGTCAAGACGAAGATGGAAATTGGTCTCCGCATGATTGGATGAAGCCAGAAGGTCACGAAAAAGACTGCGGATGCGGGTGATTTAATTGGAAGATAGTAGCCGCAGGGAAAATCATCCTGACTGGGTTCAGGCAAGGGTTAAATCATTCATTCAGGACACAAAAGTTGGCACTGTCAGTTCTGGTTCTGGCGTAGGACAGGCACTACAGGGTGCAGTTTCGTATGTAACTCCTGGTGATGTTAGTGGTGTAACTAGCCCTGTTCGGTCTCGTCTTTACTCTGCCATCACTCCTGGTGGTCGCGGCTTGCGTCCTCGTGTCAATAGACCAAATGAGCGCGGATATCGTTGCCCTGAGGGATATCAGTTTGGTGGTCGTTTTACTGACTCTAAGTGGTCTACATGCGGACGACAGTTATTTGATATTCCATCACTATCACGGACTTTGCTCCAAATTGCTGATAACGCTATTCGTGCAGGGCGTGGTATTGGATATCAAAATCCCGACACAAATCCACTTGGCGGAGCAGAAGTTACTGGCGTTTCATTGATCCAAAGCCGTATGGCAAATGTTCCTCGTGTTGGTGCTTATGATAAAAAGAAGCGTGACGATGGCTTAAAGGCGGCAATTGACGAGTTAGTCAATCCATTGGCTCCAGCGTCAATGATGATTCGGCGCGATGGTTTCCCAATGCAACCAGTCGTTTCTGCTGGAGAATTACGGAAAGTTCCAGACAATCGCAATATGGAAGGCGCAGTCTTTCTATTGTCTGCATCCAATATTGATTCTTTTGGTGGCGATGAATTGGGTTTATTGTCAAATACTGGCGTGAGCACTTTGATTTATGTTCTACCTAATGGTTCTACTGTTCGTATGGATAAAACCCGTGCGTTAACCGTAGGCGAACGGCGCAAGTTGGGCAAGACTGTCAGTTCGGCATCTAAGATTGACAATAGCAATGATCCATTGGCTCGTCTAAAAATGGTTATCTCTGACTCTGGTGGCGGAATCTCTATTAACAAAGATTTTTCTAAAATCCGCAATGCTGAAGAAGTTGTTGATTCAGGCAAATTTAAAGGAAAGCCTCGCTGGGTTGCTGAAGCCTTTCGCAATAGTGGCAAAAAGCGTACTGTTTCTCCTCAATCAATTGTTGACGACTCCAAGTTGGATTCTGAAACAGAAACTCAAATAAGTAAAAATATCAATGATGTAGAAACCGCTATTGAACATATAAACAACGGTGGAAATCTTTCTGATATTAATCCTGCTATTTTGCCTCAGGCTA